GGTTAATCATAGTGAGACAAGATTTACTTTGAATAGTCTTTTGCATCGTCACAGTGCCTGTCAGTGAGCGAGAACCGCCACTTGGCCAACCTGCATAATCAAGCATTCGCCCTACGCGAGTTGCTGCTGTCTCTTCAAAATCTAGCGTAGCCAAGACAGGGGCTTCGACTTCGGCAATGAAAGCAAGACCATCGTGAAAGGTCATCGTTACAGTTGGATAATGACCTTGGTTGACAATGCTGGATTCTAAATAACCTTGATAGATTGTGTAAGCAGTAGATGCCCAAGTTGCCTGTATGCGCATCTGCAAGCCAGCCTTTAGGTTTGGCGAGTAGGTGCCTGATGTGTTGTCTGGGTCATAATTGCCTGAATAATTGTTAAACACAATGCTTGCAATGCCTGATTGATTTAGAACATCGTATTGTTTCAATCCACGGCGAATGTTAGTTTCAAGAACATCTGTTGCAGTAACTGATGTCCAAGTGGAACTGATATAAAATTGAACTGCAATTGACGGCGCAGTTACCCCATCATAATTTGCCACTATCTTGTCCTATGTAAAATGTTTATTGCGCCTGCGCGTTTAGCAAGTTGATTTTGCTTATTGGTAATGTCCACAACATAATCATCGGCAGTTCCGTGTGGCGTGGTTATACTCACTGAGATATTTGGCGTCCCTGAATTGATGATTGAGTTGCCACCAGCAGAGCCATCACCTTGGGCTGCAAGTGAGACGGTTGGTGATTTTGCAATCATAGCCTGACGATTAAGATTTTCTTGAATTGAAGCAGCAGTTGCCTTGGCTTCAACTTCGGCGGTCATTAGAGTTAAACCATATTTCTTGAGCATTTGATTAACAATTTTTTGCTCTGTAGTAAGTTCTTTTCCCTTTGCTTGATTAAGTTTATTTTGTGCTTTTATGATTGCATCTAAAATTGAATTACCACTTGTTGGTTTGCTAATTGTTGGCGTATTAACAGAATTGGAACCTACTGACATTGCATAATTGCCCAAAGGTCCAGTTGCCTGTCCTGCTTTTTTGCTTCTTGCATTATTGCCTGCAATTTTTAAGCCAGTGATTGCGGCAGCGCCACCAACAATGGCCAAGGCTGCTGCTGCTGAGCCAATTGATGCGCCGCCCGTGGCAAATGCTGTTGCAACAGCAGCAGTGCCAGCGGCAGTGCGCAAAGCAACGAATGCAGCGGTCAACTTACCTAATACAGTCGCAAAGGCTGCGATGCGGCCAATCACAAACATTCCTGCAATCAATTTAGCCATCGTCTCAATTAAGCCCATATTGTTTGAAACGAACGTGACGAAGGTGACGAATAATCCTATAAGTTTGACGGCAGCATCACTAGCAGATGTGAATGCTTCTACTAATTTTGTGCCATTAGTTGCAATGAATGCTTCAATTTGTGGCAAAACTTTTGTTTGGATTGTTTGAGCAAATCTTTCAAGAACAGGCAATAATTTATAGCCAAGTTCTTCAAGAATCTCTCCAAAGCGAATGCGTAAAATTGCCAAACGAAATTCTAAAGTATTTGCTCGCGCTGCTGCTGAGCCTTGTGTTGCTTTGTTAACTTCTTCAAATATTGTTGCTAAGTCTTTAGATTTGATAGCAGTAGCATCAATGCTTGGAACAAGTTTTTGTAAGCCACGGAAATTGCCCTGTAGGGCGCGGGTTACTGCTGTTGTTGCAGTGCTTAAATCAACGCCTGCAAATGCTGATACATCAAGAGCAGTTCCAAGCAAGCCTTGAGCAGCAGTCACTGAGCCAGTTACCGCCGCAAGTTTCGCCAGCGATGGCCTTAATTCATCATCAGTGACACCGACTTGAATTTGTAAATTTGATACATAATTTTCAACGCTGGCAATCGCGGCATTGGTTGCACCTGTAGTATTGCGAAGGCTATTGGCAAGAAGGATTTGAGATTTTTGGTCTGCGATAGCAGCCTGCACTGCGTCTTTGCCAACTTTAACTGCAAATGCTCCAACAGCGGCGGCAGCAACCCCAAATGCTTTTACGCTTTTCTTGGCAAAATTATCAAAATTCTTACCAAGTTTGTTAATATCTTTTTGAGCAGCCTTTGAACCTTTATCAGAGTATTGAGTGAGGATTCGGGCTACTACTGCACCAATCGCCATCTTATACCTGCTCTCTGTTCAAATATTTTTGTAATTCTGCTTTGGCTTCATCAAGAGCCTTTTTTACATTGGCTTCAATTTTAGCGCGGTCTTTATCAACAACGCGCCATATCAAACGTGAAGCAGGTTTGAATCTGGCTGACAATGTGCGCATAAATTGACCGCCACTTGAGCGTGCCATTGTTCCGCCACTTGTACGTCCAGCAATTTCAAAGATAGCACCAGCGGCTGATTTATTTATCAACGCACCAGCACTGGTTGTGTAATCGCCTCTGACTTTGCCTTGTGCCTTACTTTTACGAATCCCTGCAATAACCGTTCCAGTATTCCAGGCAGGCCAGCCAGCGCCACCACGCGAACTCCTTTGCGGGTTGGCGGCGTCATAATTCCGCCAACCGCTCATTGGAGTATCTGTTTTGCCATTACTAATGCCACGCGCAATGCCGTGAGCATCGCGTTCGGCGTTGGCCAATTCGGTGTTAATAACTTTGTTGAATTTGCGAACAGCAGATTTATCAAATTCTTTTAAGGCATCAACAGTTTCTTTGATACCTGTTAGAACTATGACTTCATCCGCCATTTTTCTTTGCCCGCTCTTTCAAATAGATTCCAATTGCTTCAATGATACCTTCAGGGGCATCAAGTAAATCAATCGGTGAAATGCCTGTCTCCACCGCAATTGCCGCAACTGTGTACGTTAGGCTTTCGCGGTGGATTCGAAATTTGGGTCTGCATCCAATTCGGCGCTCAAAATTGTATCCAGATATTCAGGACCAAATGGTTTGACCACTACTCCATTGACTTGTTGTGCTTTCCAAGCAAGCCAATAGATGTGTTCAATCTTTTGTTCTTGGCCAATTAAATGAGGCAGTCCTTTACCAAAGTTCTGTTCAAAAGCCACGATGATGCGTGGAGTCAGTTTATAGGCTGACTCATTGCCATCAACGGTTTTTACTTTTATTGCTAATCCATCCATCTTATTTCCCCCTTATATTGTTAGGATGTTGCTTTTGTAATTGCTCCAGAGATAGGCCAAGATGCAGATACGCTGGCTAATTCGCCAACGCTGCCTGATACTGATTGCCATTCTGTAATCAACGCTGAGAATGTGTATTTTGGATTGGTTGCAGATACTGCTGCGCTGGTTGGACGAATCTCCATCGCAACTGCTGTACCAATTTTGGTAGTTGCATCGCTTGGATAAATCAATGTTTCAAGAGCGCCAGAAGCAAAGTCCTGGTTGAATTCAAGAACTACTTGATTATCACGAAGCCCAGCCACACGCGTTCTGGAAGTTGAACCCATTGAAGTAGTTTCCACGACATCTAGTGTCGAAGATAATGTCACCGAAGTGACGTATTGTGAGATGTCGGTGCTTGCAAGCACGACATATGCATCAGTTAAAACAAGGCGGGCCATTAGTTATACTCCTTTTGTAATTGCGCCTGAAATTGGCCAGGTCACGGATGCCGTGGCCAATTCTCCCACACTGCCTGACAACTCTTGCCATTCTGAGACAAGCGCTGAAAAAGTCAGAGAAGGATTTGTTGCAGATACTGCATCACTTGTTGGCTTCACAACCACAGTGGTTAGTGTGCCAAGTAGTGGGTAAATTGTTTGCTCAACCGAGGATGTTGCAAAATCCTGGTGGAACTCTAGTGTCACCGAATTATCGGCAAGGCCCGCAACGCGGGTACGGCCAGCAGCAATTGTTGAACTAAATGCACTGGTGTCAACTACATCCTCGGACGTCGAAATCGTGACGCTTGCGATATGGTCAGATAAATTTACTGAATTTATCACGACTGACACATCTGTTAAGACTATGCGTGCCATTATTTGGTTTCTCCTTCTTGTGTCGGTACTGCTTTTGCGGTTTGTGCTGACACAAGATGACCACCTGCGACTAACGCCGCAATATTGCATCCTGCTTCAAGCAGTTCTTTTTCTGTTATTGCTTCGCCTTTTTTCTTTAAGGCAAAACTGTCAGAATTTACTGTGTATCCCATTTATTCTCCTTGGCCCCATACGGTGATTCGATAGCGATAAGATATGAATTCCACATCTCCAGCCATAAAAGTTCCAGATTCGGCTGAAGTAACACGTAAAGTGTTGCAGGCGCCACCAAGAGTCAAATCTGACTCAATGGCTGCCTTAATGGAATAGTCTCCAGAACCTTGCAGGTACTTATCTAAGTTATCCTGCGCCGAACGCTCTGAGTGGCGTTGAACAATGACATAAACATCAACATTGGCTTGGTCTAAACCACGGGAGTTGTTTAAGTCAAAAGTGAAATCTAATTGACCAACAACTGCTGCTGGCGGTTGTGGCAGGTCTGGAATTAAATCATAACAACGCAGACCTTTGATAGTTTGAAGATTCTTTTTAAGACCATCACGGACGGAACTGGGTTTCATTTTGCCATCCAGGAAACTTTACGGAATGGACGAAGTAGAACTTCAACATCTGGGTCTAATCGAGAACCTAGACGAACAGTTCCAATCTCTGGACTGCCAGCAATCCCAAAAGGTGATTGACGGCGCACAAAGAGTCTTGATGCTTGAATCTTGGTTGCCATTTGAACTTCATTTGGAATTGCAGACCAACCCCAAACTGCTTTGACTCTTACTGATTGTGGCAAGTTGTAAGGAAAGATGTATGCACCAATGGCAAGCAATCTAGTCCACGGCCATCCACGGCGAGGGTTATTCACAGGCTCAACCATATAATCAGAAGTTGCCCACACGGTTGTGTATAACTGATTGAAATTATCATCTGTGGCAATTTCACTGATGTAATAGGTGTCATCAATGTTGGTTGTCCACCAATCTTGGGCAGTGTAATAACGTGTTACTGGAGCAGCAGTAGTTCCATCTTTGTAAAAGAATCTGCCTGTGTAGTCATCAACCATCCTGCTTGCAGCCATAATTGCTGCTTCCAGTGAAGTATCATCTTGGATGTCATCAATCCCCAGAGATGTTTTCAGGTCTGACAATGTGCAGTAGGCGTTTGTTAGTGCCACGCTTTTTCCTCTTCTCTGCCTTTGGTGCAATTGCCCGTTCTAAATCGGGCGTTGCGGTTGCGGTTTCTTTCCGCCAAAACTTTATTCTTTCCACGATAGGTGGTGTCTTTCATCTAGCCAATAAGATTTCTGATGTGGCAAAATGGCTCCTGTGTGAACGTGTATCGGGAAGCCTAATTGTCTTACACGGCGTGAAAACAGCAAATCTTCGCTAATCCAGTTGCCATCAATTGGACCATCCCAAAACCAACACCAATCTTTGCCTTGATTTGGGTCGGCTTCTTCGCGCATTTTTTCAAGCACACTTCGGTGAATCAAGAGACATCCAGTCCCGCAAGCATCAATTTGAAATATTGAATTGCGGTCATATTTGAATAAAGGCAAAAAGCCTTCTGGTGCATCTTGAAAAATTGCTGGCACTGGCTTTGGGTATAAATGTTTGTGTGCATCAAATGCTGCAAAAACTAGCGCCGAAACAACTGGTCGCTCTTTATCGTGAGCGGTTTGAATAAGTAAATCAAATACTTCTGTGGAAAGTTGTTCATCTACATCAATCATTAAAAGCCAATCAGAATCGGTGTTCTCTAAGAATGCCTTCACTATGCGATTGCGCATCTTGGAAAGTAATCCTGAGCCTTTGATTCTGACGAATGGCCCTAGTCTGTCGCGACGGTCTTGGCAGAGTTGAAACATTCGATATGCCCACGCCGCATTGACGGTGCCTGGGTCGCAGGCGCCGATTGAAACTTTGTGTCCTGTTTTCATTGAATCCCCCGATTCATTATGAAGCGTAGGAGCAGGCAAGTCGGGGGATTCCCACCTGCTCCTACACAACTATTTAGTTATTCCTTCTTAATTAGAAGGATGGTGCAACTAGACCAGTTCCTGAAATAATGGAAGCGGCTTTTGCATAACGCTCTGCTGTGAAGGCAGAGAAACCATAAACAACAGTCTTAATGGTTAGGCTACCTGGGGTAGTTGCATCAAAACGGAGTGAGAATGGTGAACCTGGTTGCTCCCATAGGTGCATTTCGCGTGCATCAACAAGATAGATTTCATCTTGGTTGGTGCCTGCGCCGTAAGTTGTTCCTACGTTTGCATCTGAGACGATTGGCAGACCAAGTAGTTGATAACCTGAGTTTGCATACTGAGCAACGCCTGCGCCAGTTGATACTGCATTCTGTGGTACGCCAGCGGCTGGAACAACCAATGGACGACCAGCGGTATCAGTTGCTGCTAGCAAGAATGCTAGGCGGCGTGGGTGCATAATCCAAGTTGTTGGTGTGGTGAACACATTGCTCTGAACTGATTGCAGCGCGTCGGCCAACTTTGGATAAAGCAATGCAACTGTAGGTGTTGTTGCAGTGAAAGTAATTGCGTTTCCACCAGCGTTGCGGATTCCCTTGAATTGACCATTGTTGCCAGTTCCATTTAGGACCTGAGCATCAAGAGTTGTGTGCCAAGAACGGATTAGGTCAGCAACAACAAATGTGTCAATACCTGTTCCGCGCTCGATTGCTTGGCGTGAAAGGTCTTGCTGTCCAGCAATCGTTCTTACAGGAACGCTGAGCAGTGTATCGTCAGCATCTGTTTCGGAAACAGCAGTGTTCTGTGTCTCCTGAATTGCTGTTGATGTGCCTGTGGTCATACGGCTAATTTCTAGCGACATTCCAGCGGCAGGAAGTGCCATCTTGTTTGTTGCGAAGTCAGCAGTTGGACGACCTGCGCGAGCAAGAGGTGCTGCTAAGTCAACTAGATATTGTGGAACAACAAGTCCAGCGAAGTTTGATGTATCAACATCGCGACGCTCAACTGATTCTTCCTTCATATGACGTGCTAGGCGCTCTTGTGCGCTGTAATCGCCACGAACTTGTGCATTGAATGCATCACGGACGAATGAAGTTCCGTTGTCTGGGCGGTATGTACGCTCTTCGCGTACGATTGAAGTTGAAACCTTTGGTAGTGCTTCTGCAACAACAGAACGTGCTTCTGCTGCCTTTGCATCTGCAACTGCCTGAGCAGTTAACTTCTCAATTTTTGCATCGAGCGAGCGTGATTCTTCAACGAGGGCATCAACCTTTTCGGTTTCCTCTGCTGTGAGGTCGGTGCGGTTCTCGGCGGCTACTGCCTCAAGAACTGCATCCATTTCAGCCTTCACTGCATCACGGCGCTCAATTACTTTGTCAACATATGACATTGTTTGAGTTCTCCTTGTGAGTATTTGTAAGGTTCCGAGGTGGTGGCGATGATAATTCACGGCGCTTGCGGGTGTGAGTCTCGCTCCGACTTCGTAATCTGCTCGAATGAGCAGAAATCTATTTTGTGTTTTGGATAATTGCTTTAGCCAAACGAAGTGAGATTTTACGGCTCTGTTCTTCAGTTGGCGCTGGTAGTGGGTCAATGGCACGAAGTTCTGATGACTTGTGACCAACCAATGTTTCAGTGGCGACCCATCCATCACGAAGTTCGCGATATACGCGGATGAGGATTGCAGGGTCTCCTTCTTCGGCAGTGATAGAGAAGTCAGAATCAGGAATCCCAAGGACTCCTTCACGCATAACGTGTTCGATGCGACCACGGGCAGTTCCGCCAGATGAATCCCATTCTACGAAATCTCCAACAACATCAACGGCGCGAACAGATTCAGTTTCAATCTCTTCTTCTTCATCTTCCATATCTTCATCATCTTCATCTTGCATATCTAATAATTCAGATAGATAGTCACGAAGGGCTTTGATGGAATCTTCATCTAACTTGCGACCTTCTTTGATGGCATCCAAAGCGTGAGCAATCTTCTGTCTGGCTTCAACTGTGGTAGTTGGGTAAGCAGGATAGGTGACAACTGAGACATCGCCATCGGCAAGTGATACTTCAGTCAATGTGCGCTCGCTCTTATCTTTGTTCCAATTTTGACGGATGACACGGAAAGCAAAACTCATCTGGTCAACATCGCCTCGTTCAACAAGGGTGTAAATGTCGCGGGCTTCTTGGGTATCTGCAAGTTCTGCATCAAAGCGAAGGCCACGGTCATCTTCAATTAAATTCAATGTGCCATTCTTGGTGCGAGCCAAAGGCAAACCTTCGTGATTGATAAGAAGTCTGACATCTGGCATTTCAGTTAAAGTCTTACGAAATGCACCAGGTGCGATTCTCTCTTTGAATGGTAGTGGCACGCTAGCGTCATTGAAAACTGCTGCATACCCCGACAAACGCATCACGCCATCTTCTGTTTGACGTGCTTCGACATCCTGCACCACATATGTGCGGCGTTCTATCTTTTTCATTTTGCTCCTTGAATCGGCTTCAGCATCTAGTGCATCAATTTTGCGTTGCGCCCAATTTTGCGCTCTTTCACTGAAGTTGGAATCGCCGCCCCATAAAAGCCAGGCAACTAATCCTGCTCCTGGATATTCAGCGTGCGAAGGGTCACTGTTCTTTGGTGCTTGCCCATCAACTTGATGGCGGGCAAACCAAGGTGCCATTTTGCGAACCTTGTTTTCTGTAATTCTTCCTGATGCCATCTCGCGTGCTTCACGCTTGGTGCCATCAGTTAAACCATCTCCCCCAAAGCCTTCTTCTAAATATTTCAAACCACGCGCAGCATTCTCGCGAATAAATGAAGGAGCAGATAAATCAACTGCTCTTATTTCTCCACCTGGTTCCATATCTTCTGAAATTGAAATTGCAATCATCTGGTCAATTGCATCTTGCTTTGTGCTATGACAACCAATAGTTGTATATGAACCATCTGCTTCTTCTTTTACTGCCGCCCATCCATCACAATCACTTTGATTCTCTGAAATGTAATAAGGCATTACTCAACCTCATAAACTGCTTCAGGAGATGCAGGGTCAATTGTTGAAACTGCTTGCAATTGAGTTGATGGAACACCAGTGTGTTTGATTGATGGCATATCAAGTGCCTTTAGAACTGCCTGTGGGTCAAAGCCAACTTGAACAAGTTGAGCAATGATTTCAGCGCGAAGTTTCATTCCAACTTCAGGAGCATCAGCAGCATCAATGTTCTGTAATGGCACACGATGTTGGTCGCCTGCTTCGCCTAGTGGTGATAAATCTTCAACTGCGCGAACATCATTTAGTGAAAGGAATCCTTCGCGAAGTCCTTTGGTGTAAGCATCGTAGCGTTCAATTGTTGTGCCACGAAGCAAGGCATCAAGATTAAACTTGATGAATCCATCTGGCTCTGGAAGTAATGGTGAAAGTGCTTGTTCAATTCGCTCTAAGAGTGGGCGCAATGAATGTTGCACGAATGAAAGGTTCTGCGCTTCAACTGATGCGAATGACATCGCGCCAGCAACAGGGTGGCCCAGTAGCGAGACAGGAACGCGGAATAGGCGGGCTATTTCCTCAACCCCGAAGCGTCTGACTTCAAGCAACTGGGCATCGGCGGCGTTTAGTGTGAGCGGCTTGAAAGACGCTCCACCAGTTAACACGCCGATTTTGCCCGCTCTATATGGGCCAGTGTGCGTGATATTCCAATCGCGAGCAAGGTCTGAAACCTGCTCTTCTGTCATATCACCTGGCGCTTCAATAACGCCACCAGGATTGGCGGCATTGCCGAAATATGAAGCAGCATAAACTTCAGCAGCCATTGCAGAACCAAGAGTTACACGGGCTGCACCAATTGGGCCAAGACCTAGAAGTTGCCCAGGAAGTCTAAATAGCGGGATGTGAACAATTTGATTTGCATCAAGATTAAATGAGAAATTGCCCACAGCATCGCGAACGCGATAACGAACAGGCTCACCTGGTATTGGACGCTCAACTAAAACATCGCGTGGATTTAAGCAATATAGTTCAACAACATCGCCTAATTCATCCATCACCTTCAAGATAAAGGCATTGCCTTCTAGGTTTAGTGAAGCAATGATTTGCTCATAAAATTCAAGGCGTGTTGTCTCTGGGTTTGGATTATTTACCCAAGTTGGAACTTCGCCATAAACAGCAGCGTATGAAATACGGTTGCGACCACGGCGAACATAAGCGCCAAGTGGGAGCGACGAAATCGTATCGCCAAGCAAACGAACGCAGGCATATACGGTTGACATACGAATTGCAGTTTCAGAATTAACATCAACGCCTGCTGGCGATGCGTATGCTGGTCTGCCTGGAATCAGTGGTTCAACAAACTGATTCTGCGCACGCTTTTCACCTGCTGCGCGAAGTCTTTTAGATAGACTCATTGCCTGCCTTTTCTGTTCTTAATTGATACCAACCGCTATCCCAAAGGGTGAGCAGTTTGTGGAAGTAATCTTCGTACTCTTTGGCGATAACATCTAGCGCATATCGGCCAACAGAATGTTCTCTGATTTTCTTTCTATCTAGTGTTTTAACTTTTTCGGCTGCATCCATAAACTCTTGCAGCGTTCTGCAACGGTAGCCTGTTAGACCGTTAATGTTGTTCTCGGTAAATGCGCCCCAGTCGGTTGTAATAGTGGGAGTGCCACAGGCTTGGGCTTCAATAACTACATTTCCAAATGGTTCGATATAGAGCGTTGGGGCAAAAGTTGCGATTGCCCCGCCCATAAGTTCTGCCCGCTGCTCTGGCCCTACTGAGCCAACAAATTCCCCATATCCTGATTGCTCACCAGGTCCTGCAAGGATGAGTCTTTTGCCCAAGCGCTCGCAAACTTCTTGCGCTATATTGAAACCTTTGCGCTCAATTAGGCGACCAATAAACAGGTAATAATCACCGTCACCTTTGCCAAGTGGGAACATCTCTGGTTCTAAATAACCAGGAATCACTGTGTCAAAGAATTGACCATCAATTGCTGTTGGATTGTTATGTCCAGCGTAGATGCTATGCATCCAAGCGTATGATTCAAAAACGCGGAACTTGCTAAAGACACCGCCATAACCAACACCAAATTCAACGCTGATGTGATTGGGGTATTTATCAGCAATCTCTTTATGGGCGTATCCGCCAATGAGACAGATAAAATCTTGTGGTTGGATGTGGCTTTGCATCAGCCTAATCACATTGGCGTTAAAGATTTGCCAATGCGCAGCGTTGGTGTCGAAACTTGCCTGTGTGTAGTGGCTGTTGCCTACTGCCTCTGCGCGTCGTTCTTCTGAGATGCAAGTGATTAACTTTGTCACTGGCGCCTCTACTTGTTCGCCAGCGTACAGATAAACTTCGTGACCAAGGCTGGTCATCATTATGCAAAAGCGCCTTACCTTTTCGGTGAAGGCGCATCCTGCGAACTCTTTTGTAACCTGCGTATGTGGCAGGCTTACAACGTGAAATCTCATTACATCCCCCGATGTTTAGATTAAGTTAACCAAAGACCTTGTGCGACCTGTTGAAAGTTGTGTGTACACCTGTGTGGTTGCAACACTTGAATAAAAACGGTAAGTAAAATCAACACCACCGCTCGCGTTATTTGTTCCACTTGCTCTTGGGAAACAATAGATTCCAGGGTTTGAGCCTGCTGCCGTATTGACCAAAGAAACTAAAACTTTGTAATTTCTATAACTAGAAGTAAATGGAGTTCCAAGGTTAAAAGATGAAGCGGCAGTAAAAGAACCGCTTGAAACTAAAGTCATTGCTCCAGTAGCAGGAGTCGCCCAACTTGGAACGCCGCCAGCAACGGTTAAAACTTGGCCAGTTGAACCAACGCCAAGTCTTGCTGGTGTGCTAGCTGCGCTGGCGTAGATAGTGTCGCCAGTCGTTGTTAATAAAGCGTTTTGAATAGCATTTGAATCATCTTGAGCAACCCATTTAAAATCTAAATC